GCGGTTGGCGTAGTACCCTTGCGGATTGAGAAATCCGTTGGGGGAAAAGTCAATCAGAGGGTTGCTTAACATGAAGGTAACATGGCAACTCTCTCTTCCTACATCACGGAAGTACAGCGTTTACTGCATGATGCAAACTCTGTATTCTGGTCTACTCAGGAGCTAACGGACTACATCAATGATGCCCGTGAGCGAGTAGCCAGAGATACTGGGTGTTTACGCACCTTGCAAATAACGGCTACACCTATCTCAAGCACAGGTGTAGCTGCGACTGTGTGGACTGCGGGAGCAACTGTTACCGCTGGTCAGTTTATTTTTAACAACATTTTTATTTACTCTGTTGTTACTGGTGGAGTGTTAAGCACAACAGCACCTCCCTATCCTGCGGCTGGCTACACTTTTCCCCCGTCTACCCCATTCACAGACGGTACAGCCACACTGCAATACTCTGGCCCTGCTGAGATTATTCCCTACGGAATATTGACCAACGGCACAACGCTAGACATCTTGAACGTCAATATTTACTGGGGTAACAGCCGTATTCCTCTGCGGTACTTGCCTTGGTCAAACTTCAATGCCCAGTTGCGTTATTGGCAGAACTATGTAGGCAGACCTGTTTGCTTCTCTGTCTACGGTCAAAACACAATTTACATAGGGCCTGTGCCTGACCAAGCGTATGTTGTCGAGATTGACTCCACCATCTTGCCTAGTTCCTTGTCATCCACCAATCCTAACGTGACTGACCAGATTACTGACCCCTACACCACGCCTGTGGCTTTCTATGCGGCTTACAAAGCCAAGTATAAAGAGCAGTCTTATGGTGAAGCGGAAATTTACAAACAAGAATATCTCAAGCAAGTAAATGCAGTCTTGAACAGCACATTTACTCGCCGTATCCCTGACCCTTACTCTACGTTTTAATCATGGCAGCAGCAGAACAAAAGAAGTCCTATGCTGTCATCAAGAACTTCAAGGGTCTAAACACCAAGGCCAACAGAACGGCTATTGATGAAGATGAATTCTCTTGGATTGAGAACGCCATGCCTGTTGGCTACGGCAATATCAAGATTGTTCCCGCCCAAGTAACTATCAAGGATGGTGGCAATAACGCCGTATCTTTTGGCAACACTGTAACTACCCTTACAAGCTGTAACCTTGGTTTGTTTAACTACATTCTTGGTTTTGAGTTTAACGGTAGGGGTGAGTATTACAAGATAGATACCACCACAAAAGGAAATATAGCGGTTACAGGTACGTTTTCTTCTGCCAACGTATCTGTTGCCCAGTACAAGAATGAGCGTGTGTTTATAGGTGACCTCGACAAAGGCTTGTTCACTTGGGATGGCACTGACCTCATCAATGTAGGCTCTGTAGGTACTATAGGCATTACAGCCAAAGGTTCAGGCTACACCTCTGCGCCAGCGGTAACTATCTCTGCTCCCAATCAGACAAACGGTGTTCAGGCTACAGCCACATCCACCATCACATCCAATGCTGTGTCTTCCATCTTTGTCACTAACGGTGGTAGCGGGTACACAGCCGCCCCTACAGTGACCATCACAGGCGGTGGTGGTACAGGCGCTACTGCTATTGCCCAAGTCTTGACCTTCACTAAGGGTGCGTTATACATACAAGTGACAAATAGCGGGTCTGGTTACAACACACCACCCGCCGTGACCATCACTGGTGGCGGTGGTGCTAATGCCGCAGGTACAGCTATCGTGTCAGGAAACGCCATCACAGGTGTCATTATGACCAATGTGGGGAACAATTACACTTCTGTCCCTACTGTCACCATAGCAGCACCCCCAACACCTACAGGAAACACAACCGCTACAGCGTTAGGAGTACCTAACTTAGAGCAGATTGTCAGTATTGCAACCTTTTCAGGAAGGGTGTGGGTGGCTACAGGTCGTACAGTTACCTACTCAGCATCTACCAGTCCTTACGACTTTGTGTCTGTCTCTGCTGGCTCTGTCACCCTGACTGACTCTACCTTGCATGGCAACATCCAATATCTATTGTCTGCCAACAACTTTTTGTACATCTTTGGTGAGGACAGCATCAACGTCTTCTCTGACTTGCGGGTTACCTCTACAGGTTCTACCTTGTTTACCAACACAAACGTGTCTGCTTCTGTAGGCTCTAAGCTAAAGTACGGTGTTTTCCCTTACTTTAGGTCTGTGTTGTTTATGAACAACTACGGTATGTATGCCTTGGTAGGCTCTACAACATCCAAAATATCTGACCAGTTAGATGGTCTGTTCCCGTACATAGACTTCACTAAACCCGTATCAGGCGGTCAGGTCTTGCTCAACAACATTCTGACAGCCGCATTCAATTTCTACTTGTCTGCGTCCTACCCTTACGCCACAGGCGGTAGGTACGTTCAGGCGGTGTTCTTTGAGAAGAAGTGGTTTATCACCAGTCAGGGTGATACGCTTAATTTGGTCAACTCTGCCCCTGTAGGCGGGGTTATCAACCTGTACGGAGTGGCAGATACTGCTTTGTACAAGTTATATGGGGATGCCACAGCAAACGTGTCTAGCACTATTGCAACAGCTTTATCTCCCATGAAAGACCCCATTCGTACCAAGCAAGCATTAAAATTCGGTATAGAGGCAACGCTTACCACGGGTGGCACATTCAACGTAACTGTAGACAGTGAGTCTGGCTCTAGTCCTGTTTACACGTTGAACAACAGTGTGACTTGGTACAACAATTCAGGGACAACAATCCCTTGGCAGAACAACAGTTTGGCAACGATAGGGTGGTTGACAAGTTCGGGGTATGCCCTGTACAAGTCAGATGCACAACAGTATGGTAAGTATTTGGGTTTGACGATGACATCTTCTGACCCTGCATTTACTATTAACACGATTGAGTTTGAACACGAATTGAGAGTGAGGTTCTAAAATGGCTGTCCCGTATACATTTGGCACTGCAACCGCTGCCATTCCCCTGTCTCAACTAGACAGCAACTTTGCTACCGCAGTCACTATCGGTAACACTGCTGTTCAGCTAGGTAACACTGTTACCACACTTAACAATCTGACACTGGCTAACGTCACTATCAGCAGTGGTAACGTCACTATCACCAACGTGGCTGTGACTACTGCTAACGTGAGTGGTACTGCCAACGTGTCTAGCCTTGTTGTACTTACCAACGAAACAGTGCTAGGCAATACTGCTGTTACGGGTAATGTCACAGCAAGCATTAACGTAACTGGTGCAAAGTTGATTCCTACAGGCACATCAGTCACTGGTAATGGTTTGTATCTTCCTGCGGCAAATGCTTTGGGATTGTCTACCAACGGAACAAATGCTGTGTATATAGATGCTTCACAGAATGTGGGGATTGGTACTGCTTCGCCAAGTGCAAAACTAACAGTTACGGATAGCGCACACTCATGTCAAATATTTATTGGCTACACTGATAACAACAACTACTATCAGTCCAGCGGCGCACAAATTTGGTCAACATACAACGGCTCTTCAGAGTATATGCGTATCAACTCCAGCGGTAACTTGCTGGTTGGCGTAACAAGTGCTAATGCAAATGGTGGTGTTCTTCAGCTTAAATCTGGCATTACTTTCCCTGCAACACAAGTTTCCGCTACAGACGTAAACACGCTGGATGATTATGAGGAGGGAAGTTGGTCACCTGCTATAACAAGTTCAATAGGCACAATCACAACAGTAAGTGCTGGTGGGCAATATAGAAAAATTGGAAGTCTTGTTGTTGCTCAATTTCAATACGCTATAACAAATAACGGTACAGGGTCAGGTTCAATTGTTATTAATGGCTTACCTTTTGCGGGAACTGTTAATACATCGGCTGGCACTATTAGGGAAATAGCGGTTGTTGGATTTACAGGTTCTTCTTATTTATCAGGCTCAACATCTATGATACTTGTTCAATATAACAATTTGTATCCTGGCGGCACTAATTACAACGTATTAGGAACTGTATCTTATCAATCAACTTCTTAAAGGAATCATCATGTCACTTACCAAAACAACCAACGTAGACCAAATTACAGTTACAGAAGATGGAACTGTTCTCTACCGTGAAGCAACACGCATCATGGAAGATGGCAACGAACTGAGCAAGACTTATCACCGCTCAAGCCTTACACCAGCACAAGACCTCACAGGTGTGCCTGCTAACGTAGTGGCAATCTGCAACGTGGCGTGGACAGAAGAAGTCATTGCCGCTTATCAGGCTCAAGTGGAAGCTAACAAAATTGTTGGTACGGCGTAACAATGGGTACACAAGCATTTACAAAGACAGGTAACACGGTAGTCTTTACTGCCGCTACATCTGCTCCTACGCCTATACAAGCAGTCTCTACCACGCTTGGTGGTAACCAGTACCGCATCATCAACAGCGGCTCTGTGACTGTGTTTCTAGGCTATGGAGATACTTCTGCTGGTGCTACTGCCAACACTGCTGTAATAACCACTACAGGTACATCTATACCTTTGTTGCCAGGCACAGATGAGGTTCTCTCGTTTGTTCCTAACGCTTACTTTACTGGTATCACTGTTAGTGGTACTGCGGCTGTGTACGTGACTTGCGGTGATGGGATGTAATCATGTTAAAGACAGTCAGTTCAGTCATCAACACTATAGGCGCTCTTAATTACAAAGGTACTTGGGATGCAAGTACAAATAATCCTACGCTCACATCAAGTGTAGGGACTAAGGGTGACTACTATGTTGTGTCTGTTGCTGGCTCTACAAATCTAGATGGCACTACTTTGTGGGGTGTAGGTGACTGGGCAGTCTTTAACGGAAGTATTTGGCAAAAGGTTGACGGTGGTGACTCTGGTAACTTTGTCAACATTTCTGTATCTTCTCTCACAGGGTACATGTACGCTAATGGCACAGCAAATGTCTCAGCGTCTACAACCATACCCAACGGTGGTTTAGCCAACAGCACGCTCACACTGGGCAACACCACCCTCACATTGGGCGGTACTACTAGTAATGTAGGTAACTTGACTGTAGCTAACGTAACCATTATTGGTGGCACAACAAACGCAAGTGTGTTTAATTTCACAGGAAACACAACTGCAACTGCTACATATGGCACAGCAAGTCTACCTCTGCAACCTGCTGGATTCATGCAAGTCAACCTTAACGGGACAGTAGTAAAAGTCCCCTACTACGCTGTCTAACATGGATAACCAACAAATCTTCAACATCATAGTCAGCATTGCTGGCTTTCTTGCTGTGTATGTCTTCAACAGCACAACAAAACAGATTCAACGCTTGGAGGACAAGTTAAATGAACTTCCTAAAGAGTATGTGGCAAAAAATGATTACCGCTCTGACATCACTGAAATCAAAAATATCCTCAAACAAATCTTCGACAAGCTAGACAACAAGGCTGACAAATGAATTTTGAGACTCTCAGCTACGTCAAATTTGGAGACAAAGAAGGACTGGGAGAGTTTTTGTTTGAAAACGGTGTACAGCACCAAACTTTCTACAACATCTTGGGTGACCAAGGTATTGCTGTACAGAAGTACCCGTTAACAGATGCCAACTTGTCTAACCTTGATGACTGGCTTTTTGTTCACAACCAAGAGCATGTGGCACTTGCCAACTTGCTAGGACTAGACAATCCGTTTCAGTTGCTTGATAGTGACTGGAATGTGGAGGATGACTTCTATGATTGGATAGGGGTTCATCAAACAATTCACGAACAAATAGCTGCGGCTTTAGGAGTCTGATATGGCAATGACCAGAGAAGAGATGCAAAAATTAGCCTCGTATGGGCGTGATGGCGACACCATGTTGGCTCACATCAACCCTGAAGAAGCGGCATTGCTGAAGTCTAGAGGCGGGTCTGGGACTATCAATCCCAACACTGGTTTGCCAGAATTTAAGTGGAGTCTTAAAAATATTACGGGTGGCGCTAAAGCAGCTGTAACTAACCCAGGTAAAGCAGTTCAGGAAGTTACTGCACCTATTGTCAAACCTCTAGAAAAAGCAGCAGGACAAGTTACAAGCAATCTTGCTAATTTGCCTGGCTCTGTAGAGAACACTGTAAAGCAAATAGTGGCTAATCCTGTAGCGCAATTAGCTTTAGCGTATTACATGCCAGGGATAGCTTCTTCTTTAGCACCTTATATGGTGGGTGTGCCTGCGGCTTACCAAACTGCTGTTGCCTCTGCTCTTGCTAATACTGCTTTACAAACAGCTCAGGGTGTTCCTTTTGAACAAGCCTTGAAGTCTGCAACTATAAATGCTGTGACAAGTACAGGCGCTCCTGTTGCAGCAATTTATGTTGAAGATTTGGTTGGAAACCAAAAAGTAGCAGA